CTCCAGTAGAGGAGGAAGAGGAGGAAGAGGAGGAGATGGACGAGTTCGATGAGGAGGGTGAGGAGTTTGGCGAGGCTGACCTCATGGACGCCCTGGGGTCCTGGTTCACGACCGACGATGGCGAGACAGTGGCCAGTGCCATGGCAGGCGTCAAGACGGCCCTGGAAATGCAGAACAAAATTCTAATTAAGATTCTGAGTGCCATGACCAAGGCGCAGTGCAAATGCCCGCCGACCCCATCCACGACTCCTGTTGTAGAGGAGGACATCCCTGCTTAAAAATATCTTGACCTTTCTTACAAATGGAGAGTGTCCACACAATCGATCGCACAACTCCTGAACAAACTCACGAGATCCGAATGGAACTCCACCATTCGGATGTTTTGAACATGGGTCCTGAAGATCTGAATACCTTTGTGGCCTATCTGGAAAACCAGATGTGTCTCAACGCCAAGGGAGATACGTACGTTCCTTGGCAAAATGGGATTCGCGTCTTTGGCTTCGAAGATGGAAATATTAAAAATGTAAATTTGGACACTCTTGCTGAGCAGCGCCGCCGCTTCGTATCCGTCTGTTCTGATATGTATCACCATGCGGGCCAACTCAAGATCCGCGAGGAGCCCAGCCGCGATCTCACAGGCAATGAGTTCACTATGGCCCAGCGAATTACGAGACTTATTGAGACTGTTGATGATACTTACGAGATGATCTTCAGGTGGGTTCGCACCTACGAGAGGATCAATCATCCGACTTATGTTCCCATCAAGGGAGATATGGAATCGGAGATCTTCAGGTGCCAGACGATGGACAACGGCGACGCTGAAAAGGATACTACTAGCGCATTTCAGAAGTTTCTTTTGTACCTGCTCGACCAGACCTACAAGCTGAAGATGCGCAGATACGGTGACTATTGCTGCAAGCAGATTGCGACCGAAGATGGTCACTTGACCAAAGCATGGAAGACGGTCCTCGAGATCAAGGATTTTGTGTATCTGTATTCGCAGAAAGAGGAAAAGTACGATATGTGGAAGAACATGACGAGCAAGGGCAGCATCGTCACAGATACTATTCGCCACCTGACCAACTGTAAAGACCTACAGTTCCCAGCCATCAAGAAGAACCGCAACGTCTGGTCTTTCAAGAACGGAATTTTTGTTGGAAAGTTTCTGACAGAGGACACCAAGAACTCGCGCCCCATCTACGAGACGCGCTTCTACCCATACACCTCCGACGAGTTCAAGCACCTTGACCCGACTATCGTATCCTCCAAGTACTTTGACCTCGAGTTCAATCCAGACAATATCGACATGGTTGACTGGTATGATATCGAGACACCCCATATGCAGTCGGTTATGGACTACCAAGAGTTTTCGGAGGATGTCTGTAGGTGGCTCTATGTCTTCTGCGGTCGGCTTTGCTTCCCTATCAATGAGATGGACTCGTGGCAGGTGATCCCCTTCCTCAAGGGTATCGCACGGTCAGGCAAGTCAACAATCATCACAAAGATTTGTAAAAAGTTTTATGAAGGCCACGATGTCCGCACTCTCTCAAACAACATTGAAAAGAAGTTTGGTCTTGAGAGCATCCACGAAGGTTTCATGTTTATTAGCCCTGAGATCAAGGGTGATATGGCCCTGGAGCAGTCGGAGTTCCAGTCCCTAGTCAGTGGGGAGGATATGAGCATTGCCCGCAAGAACAAGACGGCCGTGAGTCTGACTTGGACCGTGCCTGGGATTTTAGCAGGAAACGAGGTCCCACACTGGAAGGACAACTCGGGGTCTGTCCTGCGTCGCCTCGTCACCTGGAACTTTGGGCGGCAGGTGGCCGAAGCGGACCCCCACCTTGACGAGAAACTCGATCTTGAATTGGGCGCGATTCTGTGCAAGTGCGTACGGGCCTATATTGAGTATTCGCAAAAGTACAGCGATCAGGACATTTGGAACGTGGTCCCCAAGTACTTCGTGGATATTCAGAATCAGGTGGCGATGGTGACCAACACGCTCCAGCACTTTCTGGCCAGCGAAAAGGTTACTTATGGCAAGGATCTATTCTGCCCTCAGAAGCAGTTCGTCACGAGCTTCAACCAGCACTGCCAAGAGAACAACTTGGGTCGCCCACGCTTCAACCCTGACTTTTACGCAGGTCCGTTCAGTACTCGCAAACTCGAGGTTCGTACCGAGACGCGCACCTGGCGCGACCAGGTATTGGCCTCCCAACCATTCGTGTTTGGGTGTGACCTGGCCCAGGATTTAAATACCGTTATGTAGTAGAATGCAGACGGCCCGAGCTGCCGGTATCATAGGCCGCGCCCTTCTGGGCCGAAGGCCCAGAAAGTCAGAGTACGTAAATAAGTTTAACAAATATGACTATGCGCTCACAAGACCCACAGTCACCACCACGACCCTCACTGTCCAGTTCCCCTTTAAGGATGTCTCGGCCGAGCCCCTCCCGCCTGGAGTCAAAGAACTTGCGGGATATCAGGCGACTGGAAAGCTGCCCATAGTCCGCCGCGTCAAGAACCGCAATACCCTCCTTGGAGCGAACAAGGTTGGCGCCGTCAAGCGATGGGCCTTTCAGATAGACTTCAAGGCTCCCAACTCAACCGCCTATGTGACGCACTACGATAAAGGACAAATCCAGATCACATGCACTGGCCCGCATGAACAGGTCCTGCGCTTCCTTCATAAGCACATGTACCCGGGCATCTGGAACCAGCCAGTGACCATCAACAAGATTGATACTAAGATGAATGTGAATCGGGCTATAAAACTCGACGGGCTGCTGTCTGAAATAGTGAACAAGATTCCCTCGGCCAAGTGTCTCGCCACGTATGAGCCCGAGATATTCTCGGGCCTCCAGATCAAGTGGAAGGAGTCGCCCGTGCTAAGTATGAAAATATTTACAAATGGAGCAATGCTCACCATAGGGCTGAAGAAGTTCGAGGACGTGGGCCTCTCGGCCAGAGTCTTCGAGAGTTTCTTCAAGAAATACGGCGTAGATCCCCAGGCAGTCTTTAAGTACGCAAGAGGGGGCGGCTATGAGGGAATCGCCAAGCCGGCCATCCCTATGCGCAAGAATCTTGGTGCCAAAAAGGCCAGGATGCTCAATGCGCGTTACGCCCTTGCCCGAGGTTACAACAATACCCGTAACGGGTTCTATGTACGTCCTGGCCCGAATGGTCAGCCTCGATTTTATCCTATGGTGGCGAACTTGAAGCTCATCAAGACAAAGACTCTCCGAGCCTACGCGAATGCAGGTGTTGCCGTGCCCGCCTCTGTTAGAAACCTTTTGGGTCTTACGGAAGGGGCGACCCCCGCAGCCAAAACTGAGGGCCGCCGCGCACCTTCATTCAACTCCGTGAAGAACGGATTCTACGTCAAACCAGGAGCTGGCGGGGCGCCCTATTTCTACAAGATGCCCAAGGGGATCAGGGAAGCCCGAAAGACGGTCGTCGCGGCGTACCAAAAAGCAGGTGTGCGGATTCCAGCCACAGTCAAGGCCTTGTTTGAGTTGGAGGCGAGTCCAGAAGTAGTGCACTTGAAAAAGACGCACTATGTAAACACAAATGCCAAAGGTACATTGCGCATCAACGGCAAGCAGTACGATAGGTACACGCGCGAGGAGCTTCTGAGGGTCGCACGCAATCTCAATATCGCTTCAGTCTCCAACAAAATGAAGTTGGAAAATATTGCAAAAGAAATCAAGGGAACCGTCAAGAACTTCTTCAACCGCCCAGATCTCGTGGTGAATGGGCAGCCTGTAGTTTTCCTACCCAACGGACGCGTCAAGCGCGGAAATCGCCCCCGACAGTGGGCCACCATAGGTCCTGCCGAGCAGAACGCCCTGGCCAAGGCTTACCTGCCTAACTCGAACTATACGCAATGGCTAGGTCTTCTTCCGAAGAATAAATATACGGCTCTTTTGGCTCACAAGGGGGAGAAGAAGGTTGAGGCAGTGAACAGCGCCAAGTCAAGTTCTGCTTCTAGTTCAGTATCGACTCCTAATAATCTGAACTTTGAGATGGCACTTATTGCTTCGGGGGCCCTTGGAAATAACGCACGAAATAACAACATAAACTCTCTAGAGAAGATACTTAAGGGCCTGCCCAGGGGAGCCAGAGGCCGCGCGCTCAAACCAAACGTGAACCGGGCCATCAAGAATTTCAAGAATCAAGTGCTCCGCAGGAATCAGTTGGCCAACGTCAAGGCTAAATATCTAGCCTCTATCAAGATTCCCAATTGGCTACCATCTAACAAGGTCCAGGGATATAAGAACTATCTGATAAGTGTGGCAACAACCCCTAATAACAAGGGCAAGTTCCTCGCAAAGAAGGATGTGGCCCAGAGGATGAAGACATGGCTCGGCCTTCATATAAGTCAGAATGCTCGCGCTGCATACAACACCGAGAACATGATAACGGGAGAAATAACGCGAGTACCCGCATACAATCCGCCCAAGATACGAACACCCAACGTAAACAGCCCATACTTAAAGAGACTCGGGGCCCCGCGCGCCCCTCGTGCGGCCCCAAAACCCAGGAATGCCAAGGACCCGAGGGAGAACAAGGCGTATGCCCTCCCGCGGAACAGTGAAGCAGTCGAGAATCTGGCAGAAGCTATATCCAACTTGGGACTAGGAATTGGCTCATCTAACAAGTACTCGTGGAAATATCTGAAAAATCGAGGTATAAATAACAAGTTTAAGAATTTGTGGCTAAGGAACGTGGCATCCCCAGTCAATTTTAACTCACTCAAAACAGCCAAGGCCCGGGCCAACTACATAGCGGCTCGGAAGAATACTTTGAATAAGAATGCCATCAAGGCGCTACGGGCCCGAAAGGCGGCTGCTAATAAGGCTAATCAGAACCGCCGAGCGGCTAAGAAAGGCAATTAAGCAAGTCAAACACCTTGTGCATAAGCGCAAAGAGCTTATCACGGTCGCCGATATCCTTAGGGTTGACAATTTCAAACTCCACATGCCATGTTGAGTCCTCGTCAGAGTCCTTGTCGTCAGGATCTCCCTGCATCTGGGTCATATCTATACTCAAGTTCTTGCGAACAAATGACCACCGCGTCTTGGTTTTCACACTCGTCATCTCTTCATCATCCTGCTCGTAGGGCTTCTCCTTTGACACACCAAGCCTAATATCAAAGGGCTTATTTTCGATCTCAAAATCCAATGCTTCAATCTTAGTCTTGATTACAGCAACCGACTCATCAGTAGCCTCATCTACAGTGATTCGCTTGTTCTTATCTCCATAGTATACCGTGTATGTCCCTTTGCTGGTCGACTCCCAGCCGTCGTACTTGCCCAGAGCCTTCAGAAGACGCTCAAATGCCTCCTGGCCTACATTGGTATCGAATTTCTGAGCCGTCTTGCGACCGAGACGGAACTCAATCTCGACATCAGGCTCTTGGGCCCACTTTCTGATAACAGGACTCCAACTGTCGTACAGACGACGTGCGGTTTCCATTTTAAAGTTTAAACGTTCGTCTCTTTTATGCGGGGACTGCCCAATATTGGAGCGACATGCTACTTCAACACCGCCGTTCAGTGCCTTGCCCACGTGCCCTACTTGACGAATACCCTGCTGAGGACTCCATACAATGGCCATTGTGTCTTAACTCGCGAGTTTAGTCGCCTTGTGTACGATTTGTGGTCTGAAGATGGACAGCCAGACCCCCGCCCCCTGCTCCTTGCGTTCAGAACACGATTTCCTTCATTTGACCCGGGTCAGCACGACGCACAGGAAGCTTTTCTGTGTCTCGTGGATGCTTTGGAAAACTCTTTAGGAAAAGAATTTATTAAAAAAATATTTACAGGGAGAGAAACTCAGGTGACGGAGTGGTCTTGCGGAAAATCAGAACGCACAGAGGACTTTGTCACCGTGGTTTTCTCATTCACTGAGCCTTGTGAAGTGACTCTTGAGGGCCTCATGAAGGCTCGCGAAAAACCTGTTGAAATTTCAGGCTATAAAGACAATTCTGGAAAGGAACACGATGCATGCGTCACGACCAAGGTGACCGAGTGGCCCCAGATCGCCACCTTTACCTTTGCGTGCTATACTGGCCACAAGCCCATAATTATTCTTCCCGAAGAATTTGAAGGCCGGCAGCTCTTTGCGGCCGTTCTGCACGTAGGAGGGCCCCACGGCGGCCACTATGCACTGGCTGTTCGGTTTAACGGGGATTGGTATATAAAGGACGATGGGGCGGTTTCAAAAATAGACAAGGCTCCTAGACGAGGCGCGTTTTACATGGCTCTCTATAGATTACAAAACTCTTGAAATTGTATATTCTCTCTTAAGTTGATCAGCGTTCTAAAAAAAGTTCTTCGGTTGTTGGCGTGCTTCTTGTCGGTCCTGATTTTTTCAACATACCATCCCAGTTGGCCGTAGCCGCACTCTACTATCGTACCGTCAGGGTATCTTGGACCTGTGTGTAGGTCGGCTTCCTTGTACAGACGGCCTCTTTCTTGGACATTGAGCTCACCACCCTTACTTATCTCAAAGTCTATCGTTATCCTGGCCCGCGGCTTCCACTTGAAGAGCGTCTCGTGAGTCCCCATGCGCACTGGCTCATTGACTGGCGTGAAGACAAGACCATCGGTCTCCCACGGAAAGGAATCCAGATCTGGCAAGGAGCCAGGGAACGGCGACATCTCTTTGACTCGAATCTCGAACGGGTCTTTTGAAGATTTTATGACAGACTTGAGGAGCGCTTTGGCCGCCGCAAGGCGCTTATCTAGCGGTTCCTTGCGAACATCCACACCTTTCGCACAGATGGCGTCGTAAATGAGAAAGACTGGTCGAGCCGTAGGATCACGGGGTCGGACCAACTCACCATCTAGGACCGTGCCCCGAGGTATCATAGTACTAAAGGGGAATATCTCAAAAGCCCGGTTTACCAGACATGTGAAACGCCTCCCTTCAATCTCAAGACTCAGCAGGAGGTGCCGAACCCCATCTGTCTTTTCACAGACATAGTAGGGCCTTTTTTTGAAGTCCACAAAGTGGCGGCGCTCTATAGAGACGGGCTGCGGACCTGGGAATCGCTCCGGATCTGGCGATTCCCAGGTCTGTTGAATAAAATTTTTAATTTGTGTGTCCATTGTTGTTTTAGTGTTTAAAGTTTCTAAGCCTCCATACGCACGCCAGCAGTCTCTAAGATGTTTCCTACGCACTCGTGCACGAAATGACAGATGACTGTTGCGGATGTTACTGCGCCTATCTTGATTCCTAGCCCCTGTAGGACACGGAACATACTTTCATCGGCGGGAAGCTTCACGGGAACCTTCTCACCACGAAGCTTCTTATCAACTGGCTTTCCATCCATTGCCCAGACCCGAGCCTCAGTACTCGTGACTTCGTAGAGAGAGTCCGCAATCTTGCGTCCTACGGCCGTATCAAACTCGAGCCCGCGCTGGTTCGCAGGCTCGGTCGAATCAGCCTTGGTCTTCTTGGCAAACATGTCCCAGTTGATGCCCTCCTTGACTGCAGGAAAGACGAGAACCTGAAGGTTCTTATCAAATGGAGCGATAGCCTTGTGAATTGACGCCTCATCGAGGTTCGTGCCATACTCCAGCCAGATGATGCGCTCACCAGTCTTGATGAGTCGAGGGAGGCCAGCCTTGTCTGGCACGAAGGAGATGTCCAGATGAATCCCCTTAATCATACAATTCATATGAATATTCATCATCGTGTGGAGTGTCGTCGCGCTGATTGACTTGTTCTTCGTGACGGCACACACATGGATAACCGTCATTGTAAATATTATGTCGGCTCTTTTTAACTATGAAATCTGCCCGCACCTTGGCCCTAGAGGCGACAGTTGTCGGGGTTTTCCTTGTAGTAATGTTTAAACTCGTGAGTTTTTTGGGGCTGGGCCTGATTCTGACCCTGTTTTTGACAGGAGCGTTTTTCCACCTGACTTGTGAGGCTACAGGTGTGAATGCGAGGAATTACTTCCACTAGACCGCCTGCAAGCGCGCGTCCAAGGTCCCATGGAAGCGGATGTTGCCTACGTGGCCAAGGGTCGTCGTCACGTCCGCAAAGATCTGGCCATCCATCTGCTGCCAACGGCGGCAGAAGGCGTAGTCCTCTGAGAGGTACCGACGGCTCACAGGGTCGATCATACAGTCGAAGCATGCGTGATACTCCTCAAGGTCGCGGTTCTGGTGGTCATTCACGCACTGAAGCTCGGGATACTTAGCCTCCATCTTAGTAAACACGTCGCGCTTGATGCACATGAAGCCAGTCGGGCCATCTAGTACCTCTACAAATCCATTACGGACGGGGCTATTTGCAAACTTGAAATTCATCACGAGGCTCGAACCCATCTTGTTCGGATCCTTGGTCTCGCCCGCCTTGACGCCATTCTCGACCTGGTCCCACATGATACACTTCTTGGGGTAGCAGGCAGCAGAGATGTCATGGCCAGACTCTATGAGGCGCACGACCGACTCGGGATCGAAGTGAACATCGGCATCGATGAAGAGAAAGTGAGTCGCCTGAGTCTTCTGCATGAAACGAGCTACGGCTAGGTTGCGCGCGCGGTGGACAAGGGACTCGTTCTCGGTCGTGTCGAGCATCATCTGGATGCCCTTTGTCGCGCAAAGACGCTGAAGACGCAGGACAGACTCGGCATATGGAGCCAGGCAGATTCCGCCATAACAAGGTGTGCTTACAAACAGTAGTACAGACATTGATTAACTAGGTTCCTATATGTTTAAGTATGAGCGCTTCTAGCTTAGTGATGGTCGGAACGCTAACTTCTCCTATCGCCGCCAACTCTTGCTTCGTCACACCCCAGGGCTTGTTGAGCATCATGTACATAACCGTCGCTGCGACCGCCTTGGGTGTTCGACCCTGTAGATGCGGACAATCCTCCAAATCCCTGCACCGCGCCGCCAACTTGCATCTGGTCCTCCCGCGCTCTGGCTCTGGGACCGCCGTCACGGAGTTGAAGAAGCGAGGGATCAGGTCGGCCGGAGTCGTCACTATGACCTTGTGGTCAGGGTTTTGCTCCAGAAAAGTTTCGGTCGTTCGGGCCATATCTCTGACTGGAATATTGAACGCCGCCGCAATCTCTTGCGTTGTCCGCGATAGCCCCGCCTCCTTGCACGCCTGGAAGATGCAGTTGGCCTTGACTCCTACCCGAACCGCTCCTCTTGTCAGTGTTTCTTCGCTAAAGTGCTTGTACTTGATCTTGGCGCTGTACATGATGCTGTCGGGCAGCTTCAGCACGTCCTTGCCTATTCTGTCCATCTCTGCATATGAGTGAAAAAGACTGCGGTCCTTGTGATTCATGGAAAGATGAAAGTTTATCCGGGCTAGCCGCTTGTTGGCGTAAGTTCCAGACGGACGGACAGTCATGATAGTGCCAGTATTCCAGCCCTCACTGAAGTGGTCTAGATTGGTTGGCGCCCCCACTCGGGAAGGATCTGAGACGGCGCCGTCTGCATCCATCCCTCCTCGCCACTCAGGCTCATCTGATACAAAGACGTCATCGGCCCTACCGCACTCTAGACACACGGGCATATTATCATCATTGAAACTCTTCACTCCACCACATTCGCACTCCCACTGGCTTCTGGTCTTGAGAGATTCTTCAGGAGGAGAACCTCTCGCCATATCGAGACACTCCCATATGCGGGCCATCTCATTGGGCTCGGCCACTGGCGCCGTCTGGCGAGTCACAGACGTATGTATCGTCTCACACGTCTCGCAAACTGGGTGGCCATCATAGTTGAACCAACACATACCCTTGCATTCTTCAACCAGGCATTGCCAGCGCGGTCCAGGCCGTGGAACGAACGCGCCGCGGCGCACCCATTGCGGAGTCTGCATTTTGTGCTTTTGGAAAAATACGTCCGCGTCACGCCCTTGGACAAAAAACCTGTTTTTCTAGTAATGGACTATCTCCTTACAGGAATTGTTGTCGCTCTCATCTGCCTTGCCGCGTGGCTGTTCTACAAGCGCTGGGTAGGCCGATACAAGTCGGCGCCCGCGCCAGAGGAGTACGAGGAGGATTACGAGGAGGATGTAGTCCCAGTGGCCCAGGCCGCCGCCGCCGACCCGCCAGTCAAGATAGAGACCATACCAGAGCCAGGGACAAGTGATGAAAAATAAGTTCTGAGTTATTAATAGATGTATGTCCCTGGACGTCAGTCAGCTTATACATGGTACGGAACAAGGCGCCCGGAAGAATATAAATTTAATTTTGGAAAGTTTATCGGAGGCGCGATGAAGTTGGCTGGACCTCTCATGTCAATGACTCCTATGGGTAGAATGGCCAGCTTGGCTGGTGGGGCGATGGGCGCTCTCAGCGGTGGAGGTGGAGGTGGCCTTTTAGCAGGTGGTCTTGGCGCAGCTGCTGGATTTGCCGCGGGACGCATGGGCGGAGGAGGCGGCGGAGGAGGAATGATGGGAGGAATGGGTGCCCCAGGGGGGTCCAGCGGCGGCGGACAGGCTGGAGGTTCTGGTCCTATAACCATCAATAATCCCCCAGTGAAGGTAAATATTCAGATTTCTGGAAAGGATATGGCCGCCTCTTCGGGGGTCTTTGCAGAGGAGATTGGCGTTCCAGGAATGACGAATAACACTATGGGTGGCGATAGTGGCGGAGGCGGGGATGACGGCGGAGGCGGAGGCGGCCTCTTTGGTGGCGGCGGCGGCGGTTCAGGTAAAGACACAAGTACGAGAGCATCTCGCAGAGCGGATCGCAAGGCAGCCGCGGCGCCTGGAAG